TACATGCACGTTCGTTTATATGACGCACCAGCAGAAAGGGTAAAAAATCGTGCCTAGCGAAGCCCCCATATGTAGGGACTGTGGCCACGAGAAGGCCAACCACAAAGGCGCCAGCGTCGCTGCTCAGGTGATGCACAAGGGTGTCCGGTGGACAAAGACCGCGTGCAGCGTGGCGTTCGCATCGCCGTGCCGCTGCCGCCACTACGAGAGCGTACGCAAATGACCAGCAAATACGACAAGCCTCCCCGGCATAAGCTCGTAGACCAGTACGTGGAGGACATGGAGCAGATCGGGGTGATCGTGGACCCGAACGATCCAGCCCACAGGGATATCCTGCTGACGCTGGCGCAGGCCGACCTCATATCGTGGACCGCCCGGTGCCCCAGCCTGATGGAGCGTTTCAGGCGATGGGTCGGGCAGCAGTGATGGCAATACACGACCTCCCTTGGCGTGACGAGGTGGTCAAGCGGGACAACGGCGAGTGTCAGGCGCCCCGCATCGACCCCAAATCAGGCCCGTGCTACGACAAGCACGCCAACCGGCTGCCATACCCCAATCCCATCGACCAGTTGGAGGCCGACTACATTCGCCTAGCGGCTGTAGGTGGTCGCCACCAAATGGCTCGCGACCACGTCCTGCTGTGCCCGGGGCATCATCGCGGGGTCGGCCCGAGCCACGGCTACGTATGGGCCACCGCCCACAGAAGGGAGTTGCGTGACTACCTCGAACGTATCTACAAGGACGACCGGTCCCCCAACGAGGCCGCAGCCGAGCGCGCCTTCGCCAACCAGAACATCAGGCCAGACCCGGTGACCGCCTTGGCCAAGACACCCCCACCCGATGGCGAGTAGGGCATGGGCCAGTGTGCCCAGCGACCACCCTGCCGAATGGCACCACGAGAAGTTCGTGGAGTTCATCACCTACAAGCAAGCCGTGGGTGAGCCAAGCCCACACATGACCATCGCCGGGCACATGAGCCAAGGCGAGCCACTGGCCGAACTCTACTGGCGGGCTGGCGTGTACGCGGCACCCTACAGCGTGCTCACCAGCGAGGCCATCTGGAGGGAGTGGCCATGGCCACGCGCCAAGGCCGACCCGGATGGGCTGGTGGCATGGGTGGCGAAGCACTGGCAGGGCTTCCACGTCCGCACAGAGCGGCGCATGGTGCGCACCCCAGAGAGCATGGCCAAATGCCTGCTGTCCTACCGGGACTGGATGCTGGCGGGCCATTACGAGCGGCTGCTGTTCTGGCAGAGCATGGCCAACGACCACGAGGCATACGACGCGTGGTACTGGAGCCTGCGCGGCAAGCGGGCCGGTGAGGGGGTGCACAACTTCGGGCGCTACATCACCATCAGGGTCGTGGAGTTCATGCGGCGCTACGCCGGGGCCAAAGCCGAGCTGTACGACATTCGTAGCATCGGGGGTGAGTCCCCGGTGCGCTGCCTGAGCCTGTTGTACCCAGAATGGGAGCGGCAACTGCTGGTAGACAAGGACGCCAAGGTGGCCGACTTGCTGGGGGAGGACTTGCTAGAGCGAGTCCAAACGCACCTGCCGCTGGTCGGCCACTACGTGCTGGCAGCCATGCTCTGCGAGTACAGGGAAGCCTACGAGGACCACCACCAGTATCCAGCCCGCACCATCGACCAAGAGCTCGACTACCTGAACGGCCCCAAGGGTCAGTATTGGGCCGAGCGTGGCTACCACACAGAGATCTGGGAAGCCCGCAAGGCCGTCATCCCGCACGCGGCGCTGGGCGAGGTCACTGGCAAGTGGTCCGGGCTGCGCCACGACCTATCCCGTTGGCTGCGCGACAAGGGCACCAACTGGACCGACACCCTCTACACGTACCCGGAAGGGACACCGCGATGACAGAGCAATGGTGGATGCCCGACAAGGACCGGGTGTGGCACCGCATCGACCCCGACAACCTCGGCAAGCTCGACCCAAAGGACCAGATCGCCTACTGCGACAAGGTCATGGCCTACGGGCCACTCACCCACGATACCGAGTTACGGCGCACGCCGGGCGGCTTGCGCTGTCAGGTGTGCGTCAGGGAGGCCCCGGCAGATGACTAGCCCGCTGTATATCCCCAGCCGCAAGCGGTGGCTGGACGCGCCCACCATCAAAGAGACGCTAGAGCAGGGCATGCAGCCCATGGTGGTGGTCCCGCAAGAGGAGGTCGGTGCCTACAGGGTCGCCTTCCCCACGGCTACCGTCATCGGCACGGCAGCGCACGGCATCGGGCCTACCCGGCAGTTCATCCTAGAACATGCGCGAGCCAGCGGCGCCGAGCGGTTCTGGATGCTGGACGACGACTTGGATGACCCCCGCACACGCGAGCATTTCATGGCGCCGTACACGTTCCTGCCATGGCCTGACTGGCTGGCCGCCATCGAAGACCTGACCAACGACCCGCGCATCGGCGCAGCCACCGGCATGACCCGGCAATACGGCTGGCCCGAGGACAGCGCCATCCCCAACAAGCGCGTGGGCTACGCCATCCTGATGCGCACCGCTATGCCGGTCACTTACTGGCCGTTCCTCCATGAGGACACCGACATGACCCTGCAAATCCTGCGGGCGGGGTTCCGGACCATCAAGCTCCCGCAGTTCGTGTTCCACACGACGACCATGGGGTGGAGAGGAGGCGGCTGCGGCCAAGACTACGAAGCGGGTGCAGACGAGCGAGCAGGCGATGTTCTGCTGCGCAAATGGGAGGCCATCGTGCCCGGGCTTGTGCGCCTGACCAAGAACAAAGAGGGCAAGACGGTGACGCGGATCAAGTGGTCCGTGTTCCGGCAGGAGGGGACGTTCTCGTGAACCCGACCGAGAAGCGCCGGAACGGGGTAGCCGAAGTCATCCCCGGCAAGCTCTATCAGCGGGCCAACTTCCTCACATGGCCGTACGGCCAGAAGAAGGCCATGTTGGACGACCTCGGGGTCAACGTGGTGGTCAACCTATGGCGGCCAGTCGACAGCGACATGGCCGACAACCGCCCGGGCACCAAGCACAACGACCGTATCTACCTGAACTGGCATATGGCCACCAACGTCGCACCCAGCGGCGGGCACGCCATGGTTCGGTTCCTTGGCGACCTGATGCGGCAGGGTCACGTCCTGCTGGTCCACTGCGAGGCGGGCCGCAACCGGAGTGCATGGCTATGCGCCCGGCTCGTGAAAGATGCCCTGCGGGTGACGCCAGAGCATGCCATCCAGATCGTGACGCGAGCAGCGCCGCGTATCAAGATCAGCACAGAGCTTCAAGCGGACATATTCTCCGCACCGTACTACCCGCTAGCAGAAGGGGTCAAACCATGAGCAAGCACATGCTCTATATCTACGGCGAGCCGGGGGTCGGCAAGAGCACCCTCGTGACGGCCCTCATCGGGCAGGCCGAGCCAGAGACCACCACCGAGCCGTTCGCATGGGCGCGGTTCGACAACGGCGTGAGTTACATCGGCGCTTTCCGCGAGGAATTCCCGGGCACGGACGCGCTGGCACTGGACGTCCAGCCGAAGGTGATAGCGTGGTTAGAGTCGTATGGGCCGCACCTCGTGCTGGCGGAGGGTGACCGGCTGGCTAACGCCAAGTTCTTTCTCGGGGCACAACGTCTGGGCTACACGCTGTGGCCCGTCCAGATGGTCGGGAAGGACCTAGCCGCCCAGCGCCGAAGGGAACGGGCGCAAGCCTTGGGGCGGAAGCCACAGGACGCTCAGTGGGTCCGTGGGCGCGTGACCAAGTGCAATGCCCTCACCAAGAACTTCGACGCTATGCAGTTGCACCCGTCATTGGAACCGGAGTTCCTCGCGAAGATGCTGCCCGGGCCGGTGGCGGCGGCCTTCCGGTGAGCCTTACGGCCCCCAGCATGTTCCTGCTGACAGGGCTGGACTGCGGCCATGGTGGCAGGGTGGCGCCCAGCGTGGTCGAACTCGAGGCCATCGAGGAGGCGGCCGCGATACGGGAACGCGCCCGCCTGTTGGCCGCAGCCGAGGCGTACCACGGCTCCCAGCACCATAGGTTCGGCTGGGGAGAATGCCCCGTCACCAAGTGCTACGGCATCCAGCTCATAGCGATGGATGGGTGGTACAGGCGAGCAGACTACCCGCGCCCAGACGAGGATGGTGCCCTATGAGCAAGAA